CTAAAATAATAAAAGGGGAATATCCTTTTAGTAGAGTTATTTAAGTAATTTACTTAAACTTTCTCCGAGTATAATTATATAATATAGTAATATATATTTTCTACCAAATTTCCGACCAATTTTTAACCAATTTTTGATTTTTATATATTTATTACATCTAACATGACTTCTAATGCTTTATCCCTAATATTTTTTAATTGATTTACCGTTCTTGGTTCATTATAAACTTGTACATAAGTTGTTGCTACATAATTCCATTTAGGTTCATACATATAGTAAGTTTTTATTATTAATTTTTGCTCATTATTTAATGCTTTTAACATTCTATCTACTTTTCCAACTAAATCTCTTAATGGATCTGCTTTTTGATTATATACATAGTTTTCATTCATTAATTTTATTTTATCTGCTTTATTTATATATGTTAATTTTCCTTTATAATTTAATGCTATATCTTCTGTTGGTCTATTTATTTTATTTGTCTTTCCTCTTGGCATATCTGATATAGTAGGCGAATTAAGAATCATTCCTTCTATCGCCTCTTTTTCACTTTCTTGCATTTTTGTACCATTATATTTTATTAAAACTTTATTTTTAGCAATTTTACTTTCTAATTCCTCTAATTGAGATTTACTTTTTAAATATTCCTTTAGCATTGATTCTATTTCGCATTTTTCATACATAATTGCACTCCTTTCATTCTTTGGTATTTTTTAGTATTTGATAATACCTTGCGTATGTATATGGCTCCTTATTATTTTTTACAATTTCATTAATTGTATTTCTTTGTATTCCGTTACTCTGTAATAACTTCATAAATTTTTTCTTTGTTATTTTTTTATTTAAAATAACATCTAAATTTTGAAAAACTGATTTACAAGCATTGAATATCTTTTTACCCATTTCGCATATTGCATCTGCCATAAGTTGTACTGATTTTACTACCTTATTTAAAGCCTCTTCTAACACTAAATATTCATCTTCTTTTATATTGGCTGTTTTACTATCCGCATCAAATATTATTTCTGTTATATAATTTGTTTTATATAATGCTTGTACCATTTCTATTGTAATATCTTCATAATTTATTTGTTTCATTCTAATATTTCCCCGCTTCTTATACTTTTTTCATAATTAAATAAACAGTATCTTCTGCAAATCCTTCTTTTTTCAAATCTTTTTCCACTTTTTCAATTATATATTTTGGTTGTATAAAAATTGCACATTTTTTATTTATCCATAATTCATAATCACTTAATTTTTCATCTTTTTTTATTATATTTTCTAATTCATTGTTTAATTTTTTATTTACTCTTTTACGCTCTTCGTTTACTTCTTTTAAATATTTGATTTCTTCAGCATTTTTTTGTTTTTTGTTCATATTCCATACCTCTCATATTCTCTTTTACTTTGTAAAAAGCATTTTCTTACTTCTTCATCAAGTCTAAATTCTTTATTGTCCTTTTTTATAAAATAGTATAATTTTTGTCCTCTTGGCTTTCTTCTATATACTTGATATTCTATATTGTCTTTTAATCTTATATAATAACCCCAGTCGCCCGGATGTAAATTTGTTAATACATATTCTTCAAGTGTTATTTCTTCTTTATTCATTTGTTGCCCCTTTCATTAACTCATTTTTAAATAATTCTTTAGGTATCATAGAATAATCATTCATTAATTTATTAGCAGCATTTAGCATTTCATTTCTTGCTATTACATTTTCAACATCTACAGGCTTTAAAAATGGAATTTCTATCTTTATATTTTGCAAATTTAAACTATTTATTTTTTTCTGTACTTTTTCTCTTAATTCTATTGGTGGAATCCAATTAAAGCCAAAATAATTAAAGAAAACATCGTTTGTATGTGTTAGCCAAAAATATGTTAGCATTTCTCTAATTTTGCTAGGTGTACTATATGCTAATATGTAGTTTCTTTCTTTCTCGGTATAATTTTTTAATTTCTTAATTTCTACTGTTAATTCTAATAATTCTTTATATGAATATAGATTATTCATACTTGCCATACTTTTAGCAATAGCCTTATTTTTTATTTCTTCTATATCTGGAGAATGTATATTTATTAATTTATAATATAATTCTTCCGCTTCTTCATCGAAAAATTGGTTTAATATTTCTATATTACCTTTATAATGTCTAGCGACTGTTAATGAACTTATACTTTTTCCGTTGGAAATATCTATTCCAATAACTAAATGATCTTCCATATATCATAATTCCTTTCTAAATTTTTCTTCTAATTGTTCTACACTATAATCAGCTCTAAATTGGTTATAAGATTTCTTATCCATTTCTTTTAGTTCCTGCCATAATTTTGGATAATACTTATATAAAATTTTTAATTCTTTAAGATTTTTCAATGGACAGCACCAACAGCTTAATCTATCAAAATGTTCATACAGTCCATTCCAATAGAAACCTTTATCATAACAATATTTTAAGCAGTCCGCTTCTGTCATTTTCCAATTAACTAATGGATAGCACTTATCTTTTATTCTTTTTGGCTCATCGTAAGCAATTCCAATATATTCAACATAGCCCTCTTTTTCAAATTGCTTTAAATAATTATTTATTGTTTGTGTTTTTAAATTACTTGTACACCATCTACAAAGCATTGTTGCCCAACCATAGCCTCTTTTTCCTTTGTTTTTTCCTTTAGTTTTTTTATGTTCAAACATATAGTAATCAAAGCTATTTCTAGGCATCAAAGTAATTATTTCTTTTTCATAATTATGTACTATATAATTTTGTACTTGCTTTATGTGTTCCAACATATCTGGAAAATCTTTACCAGTATCAACAAATATAATTTTATCTATGGGCATATTTTCTTCTAACATTCTTAATAACATTGCTGTACTGTCTTTTCCACCACTAAAACTAACTATATGTTTCATTTTTTCCCCTTTCTAATATTTTCTACAGCATTAGTCCAACATTTCGTACAGCCTATACTTTCATAATTGCAAATATCTTCTTCTTTCTGTTTATCTATTTTTTCTGATCCAAACACATCTGACGGACACATATTTATTCCACCTTCGCAAAATATATTATGGCATCCCTCTTCTGTAGCATGTTCTACAATTATTTTCATTATTTCTTTATATGTTATATTTGTTTTAGGTTCTTCTGTAAATATTACTTTTTTCTTTCCGGACATATCATATATATTTGACACTTTATCCCCCTTTATATCTCTTCCTCATCATTTCTTTATTAAAACATCTTCCACAAATTCCGTATCCTATACCAACTTCATTATGTATTTCACAAGATGTATTGCTATCCCCTGCTTTAATTTTCCTTCCACAATGAGCACAATTTATTATTTCTTCCATATTGCCTGTATATATCTTGACATTCCATTCACTTGGCACACAATATTTTTCGTATTTATGTTTTTCATAATTCCATTTGTTTAATATTATTGATTTTTCTTTGTAATTAACACAATTTGCATTTCCATTAATATTGATTCTTATATTACATAAATCTTTATCATTTAACTTGTTTTCACATTTGCTGCATACCTCTTCCACATACTTTTTATCATTCATAAATAATCACTCCTATAAAAATTTTACTTTTTCTGGTTTTACTTCTGTTTTAGGTGGCTCTACTACCTGACCTAAATACTTCTTTGCTTTTTTCTACACATATATACATTTTATTTTTTCTCCCTATGGTACTTAAATACATTTTCAATTTTTCTTAATTGCTTTTTTAGTGAAAAACTATGTATTATTTTATAGTCCTTAAATATTGCAGCATATTCTGTTTCAAAAGCTATTTCCGGTTTGTTTTGTAATAATTTGTCTATTGGTTCTTTTTTAGTTTCCGTTCTTTCTAAATTAGCAATTAATATATTTTTATTATCATAAATTATTATTTTACTCATTTTTACCATTCCTAACTTATAAAAATACTTGTTTGTCCGTTGGCTAAAATTCCTTCTAATCTATCTAAGCTTATTTTGTGATATTCTGGATCTATTTCTATTCCTATATATTGTCTATTTAATTCCTTTGCTGCTACACAGGTTGTCCCGCTTCCAGAAAAGCAGTCTAATACAATATCCCCTTCATTACTAGAATTGATAACTAAATTTTTGATTATCTTTAATGGTTTAATTGTAGGATGACTAAATTTATCTTTATCATTCTTATTAATGCTTGTAACATAATATTTTCTTTTAGTTTCATAATCTCCGTTTAGTTGTACTCCGCTTTCTCTTGCAAAAATACAATATTCTGTATCATTCGCATAGGTATTATTCATTGTTGGTAGAGGATTCGTTTTATGCCATGTTAATATTTCTATGTTACAATTTTTATCTAAATAATGTTTTAATAATGGTTCCACTTGATGTTTACTACACCAAATATAAATATTAATTTTCTTCATAACTCTATCTAGTTCATCTAATAACGAATAATCTATACCAGAACTAATATGTTTTATTTCTACTCTATTTTTTATTTTTCTTTCATTTAATCCATTTGTATTTGTTGCCACTTTGTAGTATTCATTATGATATTTTCTTCTTTTAGTTCCAAAACATCCTGCCCCACCACCAGTTGTATATTCATAAGGTGGATCTATAATTATTAAATCTATACTTTTATCTGGTATTTCTTTAATTATTTTATAGCTGTCGCCTAATGTTATTTTATTTAATAAGTCATTAAATGAATTACCGGTGTGTGTGTGTGTAGAGTATCAAGGCTTTCAGCATTTCTATTTTCTTCGTCGTTCATCTTTCAATTCATCCCTTCTTGTAACCTCTGTTCCTAAAGGTCTTTTTATAAACTTTTCGCAAGCTTCCTGTTGTGAATTTTCTATTTTATTACAAAAAGGATATTTCCCACAATTAATACATTTCATATATTTATTCCCCTAGTATTCTTCAATTTTTATATATATTTTAGGTGTTTCTGCATATTTCTTTTCTACTTCTAATTTTGTTACTTGTGTATCGTCTTTAAATGCAAATTTATTCATTGCATCAAGTACAATTTTTATAATATTATCTATATCCGGTTTCTTTACCGGACTAATGTTATCTTTTAACATTTCCGCTTCTTTCTTTTTACTTGTACTTTTAGGTATATCAAAATATGCTATTATACTTACTTTTACCCTATTTTCTAATGGCTTAAAATAAGGATATTCCCTAATAAACCATTGTCTTAATGAATACTCATATAATTTAGTATTTGTAGGTGTATATGCTCTACCTGTTCTTGTATTCATTCTAGGTCTTGCTTTTCCTACAATACTACCTATCATTTCAAATTCATACATCATTTGTTACTCCTCCCTATTCTTTCGGCATATAATATACTTTTGGTATATTATAAAATTTAGGTTCTTTTCTACCTTTACAACTTGCATCTTCTACTCTTGCAACTTTTAAATATGTATTAATTAATTCTGATATGATTTCTTTGGCTCTTTCAAAACTTTCATAAGTTCCTATTACATCCCATTTATCATCTGCATAATTAATTTCTATATCAAATTCATTTTCGCTAGATTCTATTTTTATAAGATTAATCCTTTCAAAATTTATTATTGTATCCCCATTTTGCCCTAATATTAACATCTATTGGTCCCCCCTTCTATTTTGAATTTCTATTGTATATCTTTCTACTAACTCGAATAATCTGCCTAACTCTTTATAAAATCCCGTATAGTAATGTAAATTATTAAATCTGCTAACCCTATTTCTTAAATTTCCTACTTTGTCTGGAATATTATTTACTTGTGCTATAAAATATGCCATGTTATAAATACTGCATATATGGTAGCAGAACTCTACTGTTTCCCATTTCTTTGTTTCTTCATTATATGTATGTCCTATTAAATGCCATGAACTTTCGCCTCTGTACTCAACTTCAAAAAAAATGTATTTGTCTACATCAATTTCTATTTCTTTATCTAGTACCCAATCTATTGAATAATCAGCACATTTTAATTTAACTATATTCATAGTTTTATTCCCCTTTTTCAAATATTTTTAATACAGGTTTTAAGCATTTATTGCACAAAGCCAATTGCATTTCATTTTTTTTAGTAACTAGCCTTGATAATGTTACTATTCCTCCTGTCATTTTATTTTTTTGATTTAATATTTTTATTTCTGATCCACAATAATCGCATTTATAATAATCATAATCTCTTTCATCTTTATATTTTATTAAGTGTTTTCCTTCTTGTGGTTTAGGCTTCATTTTGGTATAAACTGGTACTACTTTTCTATATGATAATCCACTTAATTTGTACATTTATCATCCCTTCAACTTTCTAATTCATCGTGCAAACACACAATAAAATAATTTATTATTTCTTCTAGTTTATAATCCGGCTTTCCGGTTATGTACTTTTTAGTTTTCTGATATCTCAATATAAACCTGTTCCTTTTTAGATTATTCAAAAATACTTTATGCGGACTTAAATATATTTCTTTTACTGCCCACAACATAATTTTTTCATCCAAAAATCTATCTGCTGGCATTAAATCATAAGCAACTGTATTTTCTACATACATTTCCAAATGCCTTAATATAGTTATTAAACAATTCCTGTCCTTTTCAGACAGTCCAATTGCTGCCCCGCTTTCTTTTTTATAAATATAATTAAATAATAAGTTTAGTTTAGTTATAATGTGTTCGTCTGGTTGCGTGTTTGCTTGTTCGTTCGGTATTGCGTTCGGTTGTCTGTTCGCTTGTTCAAATTTCACTATTGAATATGTCGAAGCTTCATTTTGATTTATTCCGCTTCTTATATACAATCAAATTATTGTTTATTAATTCGTTTCTTGCTCTTTGTAATGAGGATATACTTAATCCTTTAATTTTGCTCATTAAAGTTGTATTTGCTACTTTAAACTCAGTAAGCCAGCCAGTCATACGAGCTATTTGCAATAAGCAATTATATACTGCAATAGCATTTGCAGAGATAGGCTTATAGTCTAGTGTAGAATAAAACTTAGCGAGCTGTTGTTCAATGTTTATTTCATTTTTTCTATTCACATATGATACACTCCTTCCTTTGTGATATTTAACAATCAATCTTGTTAGATTAAAAACAAATTATTTTAGAGTGTTCTCTGTTTTCGTACAAAATAAAATTTTAGGTTTTTGTATGTTAAAATTAGAATAATTATATAAATTTTCCTTAACCGCTTCTATTAATAAAAATAGCAAAGCAGTATTATTAATAGAATATGTTACATTAAAATATTGTTTTAAATCTATTGTTGCATAAGCATAACGCATTGCTCTCTCTACCTTTGATGCTGTTGTTTTATGCTGTTTTGCTACCATATAATATAATTCCATCATTTTTAATTCTTCTCTATTGTTTAACTCTATATCTAAAGTCATATATATAGCTGTTACCCAATACTTAAATCCTAAATGATGTATTTTAATTCCCATATTTTTTAATATCTGTTTTGCTATTAATTCTATTTTTTCTTTTAGTTTTTGTGATTTTGTTATTAGCATTTTATTATCTTTTCTTACTTTTTCCATTGTCATTTACTCCCTTCTTAAAAATTAAATTAAAGGCATCTTTTGTTTATCTACCTATCTTCATCTTTACTTGCAATTACTATAGCAAATAAAACGATTCCTACTATATTTCCAATCATAAATCCAATTAAAAACTTAACCATTTAACGCACCTACTTTCCTGTACTTCCAAATCCTCCTATGCGTTCTCCTTCTGCCATATCGTCATCTGTTTTTGCATACTTTACAAAAATACCTTGTCCAAGTTTTTCCCCTGCTAGTAATGTTACATCCTCTTCTAACATATTGTAAAAAACAAAAGCCATTTCTCCTTCATTATCTGTATTATTGTAATAATCACTATCTACAACTCCTACACCATTTAATATTATTAATCCTTTTTTCTTTGGGTTGCTGCTTCTATTAAATAGTAATAACATTTCATCTTCTGGAAATTGTGCTTTAATTCCTGTTGGAATCATTGTAATTTTATGTGATTTACATATAATATTTTTTGGATTAAAAAAATCATAGCCTGCACTATTTTTGGTGCTTCTTGTTGGCAATATCCTTTTTATCCCATCTTCATTGCTTAATATTCTATTTACAAATTCAAATTTTCTCATTTTCTTTTTCCTCCATATCAAATTTCTCTATTATATTTAATAATTTTTCTAATTCTGGATTTCTCCATGCATAACTTACATATACATGGGCTTTTTTACTATAGTTGTAATTGTTTTCCTTTAAATGTCTTTCAGCACTTTTCAATGTTAAGAAAGCCCCCTGTTTTTCTCCTCTATCTACAATTTGATAAACAACAGGTTTTCCTGTTCCTCTTCTATCCTGCGTTTTTAATTCATGTGCTAATTTTTTTAAAAATCCTATATTTTCTTCATTTAAAATTTCATTTACACACATTAATATATTCCCCCTATAATTCATTGACAGAACATAAGTTTTATTTATATTCCATTTTTCTTGACTTTTAGAACTTCTTTTGCTAAAATAAATACAGAAAGAGCATTTATACAAGTTCTTTTAAGGACTAACTATTACTTTGGTCGGTAGGTGTTAGTTCTTTTTTTATTTCCATTTCATCTGCAAGCAATTCATATCTTGTATTTGTACAAAGTTCTGATATTATTCTTTTCTTAACAATTGGATCAGAATATTCGTTAGATTCATTTTCATTAATATTTCTTATCTGTAATAGAATATTTGATATAGAAAATTTAATATCTTTAATTTCTTGTTCTTTTCTTGCTACTAAATCTTCTAATTTTTTTATCTTTTCTTCCATCTATCTCACTCCTTTCAATTTTTTTAATTTATATTTCATTTTAGCTAAAGTAATAATGTGCCAATAATAACATTTGTCTAATCTATCCAATTAATCTGTCCTTCCTTTCTAAATGTTCCTAGTATAACATTTAAAGCTTCAACTTCTTTTATTTGTTCTGGACTTCTACCATTTTGTATTGGTTTTCCATATCTATAACATATCTTTTCTAATACATTCGCAGCCTCTTTCACATCCATTTTACATACTCCCCTTAAGATTTTTTATTTGTTCTTTTGTTTTCAGCTTTTTTGTTCTCACTTTCTTCATAAATTGTTTCTATAATTAATATTAGTAATAATCCTAATAAAGGTACTAAATACTCTCCTCCAAATGCTTGGTATCCTCTAATTTTATTTGCATAATTAATAGATACTATTGTTAATATAATTGTTGCCATAATTATTGATACTTCTAATATTCTTATTATAAATTTTTTCTTGTTTACAACCTTCATTTTATTATTCCTCCGCTTCTTGGTCTGTTTTTGAATTTAATTTTTTTAATTCAAAATAAATCATTGTTAGTAGCGATTCTTTAGGATGTGTTTTTACATTTATTCCTTGTATATACAATCTTGCTACTTCTTTATCTGCTTTACCTATGTTGCCAATATCTTTTTTTGATATTTTAGGGAAATCGTCTTTATCAAATATTGCTCTTGCTCCTTCTATTCCAATACCTAATATAGCTGCTAAATCTTTTGGAGTTATAGTGTCTGGAGCATTTTCCCACTTCATTGTTGCTTTTGTTTCAGTTCTCATATACAAAAACCACCTTTCTTATTTGTGTTGTGCCGCATTTTTATTACTTGAATTTAATTCAAGTTTTTCTGTAAAAAAATAATCTGGAATCTCTAAATTTGGTATGTTTAATTTTTTACATATCTTCTGTATTTCTATAGAAGTAAAATCAGTCTTTTGGTTAAGTTTACTGCTTAAAGACGCTGGTGTCATATCAACTGTAGGGGCAAATTTTGTTTCAGATCTTGTCTTTTCCCTAATTCTTCCTCTTAACTTTGAATAATCAAACATTCTATTTCCTCCTTTCACAACTTGAATTTAATTCAAGTTTTCTTAATATTATACTAATAAAAAATAATTGTCAATACTTTTCTTGAATTTTTTTCAAGTTTTTTTTATATTTTTTATAAAAAACTTGATTTTTATTAAAATTTTTTTTATAATATTGTTAATAAATAAGAAAAGGAGGTTTTATATGAATGATATATCTGAAAGCTTTTCTACTAGATTAGATAAAGCTATGAAGTTAAGAAATATGAAATCTGTAGAATTACACGAGAAAACAGGAATAAGTGAAAGTTTACTAAGTAAGTATCTTTCAGGTAATGCTATTGCTAGACAGAATAAAATTTTTGCATTATCAAAAGTATTAGATGTTAATCCTGCTTGGTTAATGGGATATGATGTACCTGCCACCTCTAACACAAAAACAGTAGAAATACCTATTCTAAGAACAATTGATCCTAATATTTCATTATTAGATAAAAGAAATATAATAGATTACACAACTTTAAAAATAAAACCTAATTGGGATAATGATATAGAAAACTATTTTGCCATTGCTTCACTTGATGATGATATGCTACCTGTATTAGGAAAAGGCGATTTAGCTTTTGTTCATATTCAAGATAAAGTCAAGAGTGGACAAACAGCATTAATATTTTTTAAAGAAACAAAAAATTATTCTATTAAGAAAATTGTAGAGTTAAAAAAAGGAATAGAACTATATTCTATGAATCCTACTATAAGAGAAATTCATGTTGACAATATAAATGACTTAATAATTATAGGTAGAATTGTAAAATCAGATAACGAAAGTTATTTTGAATAATCTTAAGGAGGTTTTATATGGGATTATTTAATACTAATAATGAAACAAAAGAAGAAAAACAAAAAAGAAAAATGCAAGAAACTTTAAATAAATATGAATTAAACAATTTAGATCCAGAATACGCCAATGCTGTAAAAAATATATCATTAGCACTTGCTGGAAATAACCTTATTGAACTTGGTAGTACATTAGGAATGACATCAGCAGAAAACTTAACCACATCATATTTAAAAGCTATTGTAGAACAAAATTTTATTATGATTAGGCAATTAGATGAAATTAGCAAAAAATTAAACAAATAAAAAAGGATAAGTGATTGTATTTTGCGGCACAACACTTATCCAAAGGTTGTAAACACTTAAAAGTGATTACTTTTTGTATTATATACAAAAAGCTTTCATTTTTCAAGTGTTCTCAAAAAAAATATTTGAAAAATTGGAGGTTTTTTTATGAACAAAAAAGGAACTCGTCGAGCTAATGGCGAAGGATCTATTTACAATACTATACAAAAGATTAAAAGACCAGAAAAATTAGATTATGAATGCGATATTTGTAAAAACTGTACAGATAGAACAGAATGTAATAATAGAACAGGTACAAAAAAATGTCAAAAATGTACAGAATGTACTTCATGCCTAACCTATTGCGATAGATTTTACTGTTATCAAAGATATCAAGCTCAAATTTCCATTGATAAAAAACAAACTACTGTTGCAAATGAAAGTAAGAAGAAAGCAGCAGTAGATAAAAAATTGGAAACAGAAGCAAAAATACAAACAAAAACTTATGTTAAGAAAAATGGAATCACTATAATAGAAGTTTCAAAAAGAGTACGAAACAACAAATTTGAAGCTGGAAAAATTGGAAAAAATACAAAAAGCAAAGATCAATATCATTATAAACATCTTGAAGAATGGGACGATTTTAAAAAGCCGGTCCAACAAATAACATATCAAAATATAAATAAATTTCTAAATTCTATAAGATATTTATCTCAAAGTGAAATAGGTCATATAGTAAATAAATTAAATGAAGCATTTATGGAATGCGTATTAGATAAAATAATAGCATATCCAGATAATCCTATGTTGCGAATTACTATTCCTACTTCTCTACAGACAAAGAAAAAAGTAGAAGCATTTGAAGTAGACGAACAAAGAAAACTAATGCACTACATTCGCACTCAACCTTTAATAAAAAGTTCTAGATGTAATTATGATGAAAGAACATTAAGAAACCTATTTATTTGTTTACTACTATCTGCTGCAAGAATTGGAGAGTTAGGAGCATTAGATTACACAAAACATCTTGATTTTTCCGCTGGTGGCTTCATAATAAATAGAACACTAACACAAGAAGATGGAAAAATTTTTATGGGAGAACATACGAAAACTGGACAAAGGAAAGTATCCAAAGGGCAATTAGATGAAAGATTTGTACCATTTGATATATTTGACGAAAAACTATTAACAGATACTGTAAAGGATCAAATACAAAATTCAAGAAGTAATTTTAACAATAAAGAACATTTATTATTTTGCCAAAAAGATGGCAGTTATATAGATTATAGGTGTTTAAATAATATATTTAAAAGAATATGTAGAGAAGCTGGTGTAAAACTTGAACTACCAAATGGTTGCCATGTACACATGTGTAGACATACTGGAGCTACTAGAATGATAGAAGCTGGAATGGATTTACTTGTTATTGCTTCTATTTTAGGTCATGTAGATGATAGACAAATAAAAGAAACATATGGACATATCCTTGCTAGATATAGAAACAGACAATTAAAAAATTCAAGAGCTTATTATAAACAACAAAGATTATCTGCATAATATTTACATTAAAATTACATTAAAATACCTTTTAATAGTTTTATTATTGTTATGTAACATAGTAGTATCAGTATATTTGAGTAGAGTAGTGGGATTTCATTACCCACTACCCGCTCTTTTTCTTATTTAGGAACACTAAAAGCTAGCAATATAAATTACTAGCTTTTTTTCTATTAAAAAATTTTAATGTAAATTTCTTTTTAATGTAATTAAATGTTTAGTTTTAATGTAATTTTAATGTGATTTTACAAGTTTTTTATAAATTTAAATCGTTTTTTAACGATTTTTAATTTTTAGTTATATTTCAAAAGTGCTTATTTTTCAATATTTTTCGTGTTGTATCGTTTTTTATAAAGTTTCAAAAAGTTATATAAAATTATAAATATTGGAGCAGGTACCGAGAATCGAACTCGGGCCACCAGGTCGGAAGCATGGGATTCTGCCACTAAACTACACCCGCATCATCTAATTTTATTTAACCACATTTTTCTAAATTTTTCAATACATTTGCACATTTTATTCCGCTTTTTTTCCGTGCAATTTTGCACACTTGAGATCGCTTTTTTTCCGTGCATGCACAACTGAGATTGCTTTTCCTCCATGCAAAGTCACAAATTTTCACATTTATTAATATAATAGTATATAGGAAGTGATATTATGTTTGAATATATCAAAGAACAAGTACAAACAGTAACAGAAAACGAC